ACACGCGCCGTAACACGTTGTTTTTTACTTTGTTACGCCATCCGGGCAGCTTACCGTAACACCGTAACACCCGTAACACACACCTTTAGGTGTGTTACGGTGTTACGGTTACGGGTAAGCCCCTGACGGGAGAGAGGGAGAAAAAGAGATGGTGAAAGAAGATATCATTCCGCCACTCACTGAGGCGAATGGCGAATGGGTATGGCGGTCTCGGATGGCGGGGGCGCTGGATACGCTGGTGGCGGGGCTAGAAAGAGAATGGGGCTTTGATAGGCTCCCGCGTCTGGTGTCGCCCGCGACAAGGGAGCGGTTCCAGGCGGCAGAGGATATGCACCGGCAGGCGACAATGGCGGGTGAGGATATGGCGGAACTGGACGCCATGATGATGCGCGCCTGGAAAGCATTGGCCGCTGAAGCACTGGCGGCAGGCTATGAACCGCTTCCGGGGCCGCTGGTGACTGTACAGGCGGATGAACGGGAACGCGGCACCATCTGCATCTGTCAGGATGACACCCATGCACAGGCGGTTCTGGCGCGGGCTAAGGCCGAAGGGTGGAACGCGGAGGCTTGGACGGTGGAGGAGGTGGGGCGCGTCCTGAAAGGGGCTTCGCCTATCGCAGAGATCAAGGCTACGTTTCCACAGGCTAAGGTGGTAAGACGGGGGCAATTGATCGACGATGAAATCCCGATCTAATGTTGAGCATGAGCCGGAACTTCGAGGCAGAACACATAGACTTCGGGCCGGATATTCAGGAAGGCGATATAACGGTGTCTGAGCGGTTCTGGGTGCCCGATGCTATGTTGGGTAGGGGGATGATTACAGAGGCCCTGCACGCGGCTGCAAGGCGGTTTAGGGACGATTATTATGCAGGGCAGGCTGGGAGGCTTGGGGCGCGTGAGGCGTTTGCACGGGCTTCTAGGGCGGTTGGTAACACTGCCATGCCTGCGCTGGCTTGGACGGTTCTTAGTCACGGCACGGTGACGGGCTGGGCTGAGTGTAAGGGGATTGAAGTGGCTAAGGCGGCTGGCCAGGTGGTTCAGGGCTTAGAGCGTTTGGCGAAACACTATTTCCCAGAAAATTAGGCAATTCCAAAAATTGGCTTGAAGAATTTTCCGGTTAAAATGAGGTTTTCCAAACAAAGCCTAGAGAGGGGTAGTTTTGTAACAACTTGACGAAAAATCATTATCGAAATGCAATTGCATGAAAAATCAATAGTTTAGCGCTTCGCGCCTAATGTGCGAATAAAAGCCTAGTTATTCCAGCGCCTTATGCGGCGCAGCAAATGTCAGAGATGCAAGCGCAATGCCAAGAAAAGCCCGAAAAGCAGGGCTAAAAAATAATTTTGATCAGCGCATTTTTGTGCTTGTATTTTTCGTCAATATTATTCACCTTTGTTGTGTCGCGTGATCATGCGCGCATCGCAAAGAGGATAGAAACAATGTCTTTCAAAGCCGATCTTGGTGTTTGCGCTTTCTTTCTGGGGCTTTTTGTTTGGCTGCTGGTCTTTTGAGGGAGGGAAGAACTATGGAAAACCGTATTTTTAGCTTCGATTCTGCTAAAGCCATAAAGGCGCAAAGCTTTGGTTATCTGAATGCTATTCATTACATGGCGCCAGCGGATCTGGCAGGGGTTGGTAACCTATGCCCTAAAGCTTCGGCAGCTTGCAAAGCGCTTTGCTTGGGCTGGTTTTCTGGCCAAGCCGGAATGGTGGCGAATGAAGCCGATTTAAATTCCGTACGCAAAAGCCGGATCGACAAGGCGCGTCGGTTTATGAAAAACCGGGCGGACTACATGGCAGATGTAGTGCATTCGATCGAATTGGCGGAAAGAAAAGCGCAGCGGATGGGCTTGAAGCTTTGCGTTAGAATGAATGGTTCTACTGATATCGCCTTCGAGGGCATATCGTGTGAAAGGCAAGGCAAGCGCTTCTCTAATCTTATGGAAGCTTTCCCTAAGCTGCAATTCGTGGATTATACAAAAATCACGTCGCGCTTAACGCGCAAGCTTCCTGAAAACTATCACTTAACGCTATCACATACTGAAAAGAATAAAGCCGATGTTTTGGAAGTAGTGCGTAGGGGTTTGAATGCGGCTGTAGTGTTTGAAAGCATTCCGCAATATTGGCAGGGCTTGCCGGTAATTGATGGGGATAAGCACGATTTGCGGCACCTAGACCCTCAAGGCGTGATTGTCGGTCTATTGCCAAAGGGGCGTAAAGCGAAGCGGGATCAAACCGGCTTTGTTGTGAGGGGCGTAGCATGAAAAACAACCCATTAAAACGCGGCTCCCCAAAACGCGGCCTAGCGGCGCATCCGGCAGTCATTGCGGCGCAGATAGGATATTCGGATATGGTGGCAGGAAGGGCTTTCGATACCTGGCGATTTACAGATCAGATAGGGCAAGCCAATTATGAGATAGGGAGGCTTTGGGCCTTAAATCTTCGAATCGCCGGAATTGATCCGCCAAAATGGCCAAAAGGGAAGAATCTTCCGGCTTTGGTGCAAGCCATGCTTTCCAAAAGCTTTGATATGGTGGGAGGGTGTCAGCCTGGAGAGGGTGACGGAATCTAACCCGAATCGGCACAGAAATAGGCCCGGCTTTATGCCGGGCTTTTTTTATGGGCTTGGATTAGGTATCCTTTGGTTTATGCCATATCCACCCAAATATGACCCCGAAAAATACATCCCCGAATTACTGCGCCGTGTTGGTAATGGGGAATTGCTTTGTGACCTATATGGGAAGGATGGCTTCCCTTCTAGCTATGTGGTGCATGGCGAATTGACGCGATTAGATGGGCGATGGCAGCAAGCATACGCGCGCGCCCGTGAACAACAAGCCCATGCAATTGCGGAAAAGGCCGTTCGCGACGTTGAGAAAACGATAGACCCGGAACAAGCACAGCTTGCGCGCCTTAAATTCGATGCCAGGCGCTGGCTTGTCGGGAAGATTGCGCCGCGAATCTATGGGGATAAAACCACACACACGCTGGAAGTAGGGGAATCCTATGTGGAAGCGCTTAAGCTGGCTAATGACAAGATGCGCCAGAAAGAACGGGAAGCCCGGCGTATTATTGACGTCGATCCCGAGACGGGAAACGAGGTGAAAAAACTAGGAAACAATGCCGATAGGCGTAAACGCAAGAATGTAACCATATCAGATACTTAGCGTGGAATTTTACATAATGGACCTTATGCGGTTCCAGCGCTTTCCGGCCATTCTGCCATCCCACCGCCCAGCCCCCCCCTTCGAAAAAACCGGGGGGGCGGGCTGGCCAGGGCCATATGCTTCTTTCACCCCCCCCGTGGGGTGGGGGCAAAAAAGGCAAAACGTCCCTTTACCCCCCGTGAAAATTTAGGATAGAATCAGGCTCTCATGGCAGGCAGACCCAAACGGCGGGCTAGATTAGCAGCGGAGGCAGCGGCGCGAGCCGCTGCCGAAGCGGAGGCCAATGGTGGCGTCCCACCAGCCGAAACCATTTTCCCGACATCAGGAAAATGGTCTGAAGCGCCCCAAGCACCCCCACCCCCTTCTACCCCCGCCACCCCGACACCCGAAGAACAGGCGGCGATTATCGAGCAGTTGGCGACGGACCCGGTGTTGTTCGTCGAGTCCATGCTTGGCGCCACCCCGCAAAAGTGGCAGGCGGACGCCTTGCGCGCCATCGCCAGTAATGACCGTGTGGCGATTCGCTCCGGCCATGGCGTAGGAAAGACAGCGTTCTTGTCCTGGCTGGTGTTATGGTGGCTCCTTACTAGACTGCCAACCAAGGTCGTCTGCACCGCCAACACCGCGCACCAGTTATCTGACGTCTTGTGGTCGGAGATCGGGAAATGGCACCGCAAGTTGCCCGAGGGAATGCGGCGCCTGCTGGAGATCAAATCGGATAAGATTGAATTGGCTGGCGTCCCCGACAGTTTTGCGGTGGCGCGCACTAGCCGAAGGGAGCAGCCCGAAGCCTTGCAGGGGTTCCACAGTGAGAACCTTCTCTTTGTGATTGACGAGGCATCTGGTGTCCCGGATATTGTGTTCGAGGTTGGTCAGGGCGCCTTGTCCACTGAGGGCGCCAAGGTGGTAATGACCGGGAACCCCACGCGCACCACGGGTTATTTTTATGACGCGTTCAATAAAAACCGCAAGCGGTGGTGGGGTAAGAAGGTCAGTTGTCACGATGCGGATACGGTGGACAAGGCTTTCTTAGAGGACATGGTGGCGCAGTATGGTGATGGGTCAAATCAGTATCGTGTACGCGTTCTTG